TGTACTTCATGAAAATTACAATCTCTTTGATTATCAGACATTTCTACTAATCTATCTATAGTCATTATTCTACTCCTTTTGTTGCTTTAAAACCCATCTCTTTTAACATTACTTCTTCTGTAGAGTCATATGTTACTTCTCCAGTATTTTTATTGTATGTTGTATGTTTAGAAACAGAACCATGTCCTGTATCATCTATCATTGCCCATAACAACGTAAGATATACTATAACATCTTTAATTCTACCTCTTACATCTTCACGTTGTGATTCATGGCCATCAACATAAGATGCTATACCATCAATATGTTTGTACAAATATACCATTAATACTTTTTCACGAGAAATATTGGCTAACTTGCTTATTCTATTGAAGTTAGCCAAAACATCCTCATCTGTTCTGGCATATTCTTTCTGTCCATCGTCACGTGTAACTTTAACTTCTTTGATAATATAGTTTAATAAATTATCGTATGTTTTTTTATTCATAATAACTCTCCTTATAATAATACTTCATTTAATGGAGGTAATTCTTCTTGAGTTTCTTTGTAAATATTAGCATTATCTACTTTTAATCTAACATCAATATTTTCTCTTTCTCTATTAGCCTCACATTTGATATGTAGTTCTTCTATTAACCCAGTTGACATAGATTTTAATGGTGTAACAGATAATAATTTATTAGTATTATATGCTGTTCTAAATGAGCCTTTACTTGAAGCTAAATTCATACCTTCATGAAAAGCTTGTTTAGTAATTTCACTTACTGTAAATACTATTATATTATTCTTTACTGCTAATTCCATTAACGCTTGAGATACTTCTTCTATTTTCATATTAGAATCGCGTTGTTTAGATTTAAACAATCCCATATGGTCTACTACAACTATCTCTGGTTTAATTGGTAGCATTTGTATTCGCTTTTCCAATTCATTAGCGTATGGAGCTGAATAATCTACTGTTAACCATTCAAACTTTTTATCCATACCATTTTGCATCTGTTGATAATGTTTAGTTAATTCACTTTCTGACCATTTCATTTCCATCATTACAAATCTAGACCATATTTGTCTTGGACTCATTTCCATTTCCATGAAATAAGTAGGTCTTTTAAATCCAACCATCCAATTTTGTAATAACATAGTTTTCATACTTTTAGGTGGTGCTTGTATTATTACTACTTCACCAGGGTAAATTGGAAAATTTTCACCAGGATATAATCCTCCTAAATTAATAGGTTCACTATCTGATCGTAACCAGTCTATTAAAGCTTTCTCCATGGACGATGCATCCATAACTGATTGGCTTTTTTTTGATTTATATAGTTTGCAAGTTTGTTTACAATAATTATCCATGATAGGATCAGTACAACCATAACGATAGCCGTTACCCCCATGCCCATCATAACAATTATTAACAATACTATCAAGCTCTTTTTCAGTAAATCTACTATCTTGTTTATCAACTGACTGCCTCCAATTCTCTAGAATTAATCTTACAATATTCTCAGGATATCTCCATCTAAACCATGCAGCTAATCTTAAAGCTACCATATGTCTGCTTCCAATACTACCATCTTGTAACATATGACTAATGCATGGGAAGTTTACTGGATCTGGATTTCTGCCTTGAGATATAAATGTAGGGGTGTCTTTATCATCCTCATTTTTTTGAGCAGATAGTGCATCAAATACTGGTTCACATTCCATTTCTACTTTAGGAAGATTTTTAGGATTTTTAGCATGAGCTAGTATTTTTGCTTCACCATCTACATCATGCAACCATTCATATTGTATTGCTACTTTATATAAATTAGATTTACTATTACGAGTATTTGGTACTCTAATAAGTCTAGTTTTATCTGTAACAGATGGATCAGCATATTCAAATATACCTGCACGATGTAATGCTTCTTTTACTTTTATATGTAAATCTTTAGCAGGCTTCCATCTAAATGCTTGGCTAGGGATGTGAAAGTGAAATCCTGTACCAGAGAAATATAAATGAAAAGGAATGCTTAAATCTTCTAATAGCAAGCTTAATCCAATTGATTTATCTCGTCCAATTTTATAATTTGCACCATCTACATCAAGAATGAACTCATCAGGGATATAAATTAATCCATCAAACCCAGAAAGAGTATTTTTCTTTGCAAAATAATCTACTATATAGTCATCATAATCATATAAAGACATAAAAGTATCATTTTCCAACCCAATCCAATTACCCATTTCTGTTACATCTTGAAAGTAATGTCTGTTTGATAATGAGAATGCATATTCTTTTATCATAATAACTCCTTATATTATAGAGGGCAGGAAGAGAAGATCAAACCTACCCTCTATTCTCCCGTTAATTAAAATGGTACATCACTAGTTTCTTCAGTTGATGTTGTTTCTGTAGTTTTTTCAGCAATTTTAGGTGCTAAATAAGTATTAAAATATTTCTCTGCTTTTGTTTTAAAATACATTACACTATCTTCTGAAAAATCATCAACAATATTTTTAAATACTGTAGGTGCTGCTTGATTTAAACAATTAGTATAACCTTTTGCATCTTTATAATAATAAATATTTAAAGTTTTACCTGTTAATTGTGCCTCTGAATCATCAAATTTAACTACAATATCTTTTCCACCTTCTAATGCATCTGCTATCCCTGCATTGGCAAATCTAAAGACATTAGATATAGCAAATTCTTCTCCTTCTGCATTTGTTTTTTCATAAACACGCATTTTAAAATTATCTTTATATCCTTCAAAAAATACATCAAGATATTTACTATTATTCCACTCCCCATATGTAGCTTTGGAAATAGTATTAGTATGCCATCCTGGATTATAATTTGTAGTATTACCTTTTCTTACTGTGAAAGTTTTCATTCTTGCACTCCTTGTTTATAGTTTGATTGTCTTGGTGCTTTGTCGGTTGCACTATTACCGTCATCATCTGCTTGTGCTATGCCTACCATTGCAGCCATACCATATCTTCTACCATATGTTATTGCTGCTCCAATTGCATGAGCATCCTTTTTCCCACCTATTGGCATTCGAGTTTCTGATTTTATCCATTGACCTGATTTATGCATTAATGTAGTTGATACATAAAAGCCATTAGTTATATCACAAAATCTAGTTCCTTGTACAACAGATAAGCCATTTTTACTTAAAGAAGGAAGGCTAGCTTCCATTACTGCGTTTAAGTCTGCATATTTACTGTTGAAAAAAGGATTGGTTGATGATGCTTTTGCTCCTTCTAACTCACTTTGAGCTAAGCTTAGAGCGGTTGCTAATTGATCAATCTCTTCAGATTTCCATTCACCTTGACGACGATTTAGTTTCTGCTGAGGTTGATTTTCTATTGTGGGTATTTGATCCACGAGGTTTCTCTCCTTATGTTTTGATTATTAACTCCTTGAGGCCAGAAAGGGGAACCGAAGCTCCCCTCACTGTATAAGGAGTGTATCATACCTTTATCAGGTGTGATAATTTACGAATACATAGTACTCTTTTCCAAGATTAAAGTTGGAAAGTTAAAATTTAACACCTTATTGTAAGGTTGTTTAGTAGTAAGCTTTCTAACTGTATTGGATATAAAGGATCCAGCCATATTACTGCAATAACTAGTAGCTTTTGCATTACATGGTTCAGGGCTTCCTTCAGCGTACCAGATCTTCTTATATTTAGCTAATGTAGGTTTAGGTAGTGTATATTGTTGGTAATGTTCTGCACCCATTCTTCCATCGATTAAGAATAGAGGCTTTTTTGGATGATGTTCAATTATTTCCATAGCTAATAAACGTGCATCCATATTATCAAATCCTAATATCACTATATCTTTCATATCTTGGTAATACCATTCACTAAATGGTTCATGATAAGTATAAATATTGGTATTTGACTCAATACCTTTTAATATTTTACTTAAAGCATCAACTTTATTACTTCCAATATCAGATATCTCATATTGAGATACTCCTATATTAGCTTGCTCTACTATATCCATGTCATACAGACACAAATTCTTTGCTCCCATACGTGTTAATTGCACAGCTGCAGAGCTACCAATAGCTCCACAGCCTAAAATATGAAAAGTATAATTTTGAAGATTATTAACTATTCCTTCTGATCTTTCATTAATCATACTAAGCTTCCAATCATTGATCTTTTTATAAATGAAGAATTTACATCTGTTATGCATTTATCGTCAAGCACTGATTCAGTACAAATTTCAATATAAAAATCTTGTTTTGCAAGATCTTTTGTATTCCAACTAACAGCTTGTTCCTTCCATTCTTCATAATTAATAGTTCCTATGAAATATTTACCATTAATATTGTCAATAAAGTCTAAAGTTTTAATCAAAATAGAGTCTGATCCTTCCCATATTTCATATTGCCCATCATTTTCGTGAGGATAATAATCATTATAAGAATTTCGAATACCATTTTGAAAATTTCTTTTGTATGTTTTATTATGAACAACCTTTTGATTACATAGGTTTTTCACTTCATCATTAATAATTTTAGTTGGTTTATTGTCATTATCTATAAATAATAAATCAATATCTTCATGAGATTCTATTGGATTCCAATAAGATACTCTAAACTTATATTCTTCTTTTAAGTTAACTACTAATGCTAAAGACCAATCACCATCTGCATACTCTTTAATAGCTTCATGATCAGTACCTGACCAGAAAGCAGACATAGTATGATGACTATGCCACCATACAAATTTAACTGCTCCTTTATACTTCTTCCCTGTTTTAGCATAATATTTAGCTAATTCTTCTTTATTTAAAACAGTATTACCTGCACTTACTTTTTGTTTAAGAATAACGGGAGAATGAACCTCCCAATCTCCTTCATCATCCAATGTGGCTATAAGCATACCACTGATTTCAGATTTAAACTGAGTATGTGCAGACTCAGCATATTGTATTACTTTTTTCCATGTTTTATTGTGAATGTAAAACATTTTTTTTCTCCTTTTTTATTAATTAAAAAACTTCATTTAATGTTTGATTAACATTTTCTAATGATATATTATTAGAATTTAACCAGATCATCATATCAGCTTCTCTAGTATCTTCTTTTAAACAATCTTCAGATTCAGGATCTGATTGCATAGGCGTATTCAGAAATAAATCATATTGTTCATAATATTCCTCTAAAGAATAATATGATTTGCATGTATCATGATGCCATACTTTAAAATATTCTACATGAACCTCATAATCATCCCAATCATATGCATGTTGCATGAGTGAATATATTAAATCACATATTGATCCATGATAAGACATTGTTTCATACATAGCTGATGCTAATGTTTGAATTGTCTCATTATCTGAAAGTAAATCAAGTATTAAACGTTCAGCATGATTATCATTTCTAAAATAATATTGAAAAAATGAAGTACAAAATAAATGTAATTTATCTTCATCTATATTTGCTGTTGTTGAATCATTTGCAAGTTCATTTCTAAGACATGTATCTTTTAACGTACAATCTATTGATTTGCAATAGTCAGTTTTTACCTTGAGGTTAAAACATCTAAATTCTGATCGATCAGATAATAATGAAGTGTTTTCTAATCCTGCAGGTTTTCCTGCAAAAGTATATTTCATATTATTCAGAGGATTAGTCTTTCCTTCAATAAATCTTGACAACCATTGTATGATAATATTTGTTGCAGAAACTAAGTCAAATTGAGTAATTAATCGTCCTAAATTATCATAAGTTCCAGTACATGTATTATGTAGCATATGTGTTGTTTCAGTATTTGGATTAATATATTCTTCTCGTCCGCTAGTTTCCCAACGAGGACAAATATAAGGGTGTTTTAATTTATACTGATTATCATAAATTCCTTTTATTTTCATCTGATTAAAAGATAACAATCCATTTTCCAATGCTACATCTTGATCAATATCTTGATTATCAGCTAAATATTTACCCAAATGAGTTAATAAAGGTACCATTGGAATAAATCCTACAATCATTGTTTTATTTGCAGGAATATCAATAGCTTCTTTTGCATAAACTGAAGGATAATATTGAATATTATATGGTTTCATAGACCATTCTATTGCTATTGCAGAAGAATACTCTCCATCAGGCGTACTATCAGTAATATAAGTAGATAATGAACATTTATGACTGAATGCTTGATTAACAACTAACAATTCTTGTTCAATTTTATTGCGAATAAAAGTTATTATATCATTTACAATATCAGTATTATCTTGAAAAAGTATATTATTATTCCTTAAATTACTTAAAGAATTTTCAGCAGCTATTAAATTGTTAAATAAATGAGTTCTGTACCATTGGCTATTGTCTATACGATTAGAATAAGTAGTAGTTTTACCTTTTTTATTTAATCCCAACATTTCCAATACTACTCTATTTCTTTCTTTAGTAAAACCAGGAGACCATCTAAAAGTTTTAGTAATACCAAAGTTGCTTTTATATCGAGTATTAATACGAGCCAAGCTTGATAATATATCAGCTTGAGGGCCTAAAATTATTTGATCTTGTAGTTCCTTGATTCCATTCCAATTTTGTATATTATTTTTTATTTCTATTCGATTCATTTAAGCATTCCTTACATGTTTTTCGTGTTAATTGATAAGTGGGAAAATCTCTATAATATTCTACAAGTTTTGTTCTTCCCATTTCATATATTTGTGTCCAAACAAAATTACATTTATTACATTTAAATAATTTGTTTGAAATAGTGTCTTGTTGCTTGTAATGTCGCCCTACAGAACTCATTGCAATTCCCAACAATGAGCTTTTTTACCATAAATACAATTACGTAACTCACTGGTTTTACGTAACTTACCTGCTTTAGTTAAAGTATGAATACTTCGTCTTATACTAGTAATAGGATATCTTTTTCCAAAATTATTGGAAGCTATATTCATTATTTGTCCTGGTGTATAAGACCATTCAGGATAATATTCAAATATTTCTAAAATTACATCATCTTGTTTCATAGTTTTTGCTTTTGCCATTCTTAAATCATCTGCATATAAACCAGTTGTATTATAATACATTATTTATTCTCCTGTTGGATATTTATTATTACATGTATCACAAAGATAGATATTATCTTCTCTTCGGATAGCATCATTGCTTTCACACATTTCACATGCATTCATTACTCACCCACCAAATCCACGCCACAAGTAAGACAACGGTCACCATGAGTGTGGCTATGTCTGCATATTCCATCATTCACCTCTTTAGTTATTGTTGATATTACTCCATCACCATGACATATATCACAATCTTCTTTTTCATCTCCACAATGTTCATTGCATAGAGGGCATAAATCAGTTTCATTTATAGTATCTTTTATATCCTCTCCACAGCATGACCATATAAAATAACCTTCACCTTCACATTCTGGACATGTAATTAATTTACTCATTCTTTTTCCTTTTTTTTATAAATCTTATAATTCGTATGTGAATAAGTTACAAAAATATTGAGAGAGACCACGCTTATCTACTGCCATATGGCATCATAGAACATTAACGATTGGTGGTTTTAGCCGTAACTCCCTCAACATTTAGAGTTTTACAAATTTGTGAGAGGTAACTATCCGACAGCTACCTCTCTAGGTTAAAGACTATACAGACCAGACTGAAATAATACGTCCACCTGTTTTGTCATTACTCACTGCAGCAACAAAATCACCATCATTGATAGCGGTTGAATTGCGAGTATTAGTTCCATTTACTGAAACAGCAGCGTTAGATGAAATATCTAATTCATCTCTTAATTCACCTACACTTGAAGATGCAACTTCTTGTTCTACAAAACCTGCACCTGATAACATTTTAATCTTAGGCATAATGCCCTCCTTATGAATTGAATCCAAATGATACTTTATTGCCTTTTTGAGCGATAGTATTATCCTCTGCATATTTATATGCATCACTTAGATCGTCAGTTAACTTACTTTTCACTAGTTTTACAGTCTTTAAATCAAACTTAAGACTGTTTTGCGCAGCATAACACATCGTACTTTGTGCTAGCTCTTTAATTTGCGCGCCTGTCATGTTATTCACTACATTTTCTAGATTTGTCCAGTCTTTGAACTCATCAGGAAAATATAACTTAGCACACTCCACAGCCTGTTGATCCTTTAAGGGACCTACTGAAATTATCTTATCAATTCTACCTGGCCTCTTTAGGATTCTATCTTCAATCCTATTAGGATGATTGGTAGTCATAATAATATAAGCTCCAGCTTTATTAGTTGGTTGATTTATACCATCTAACAAATTCAGTAATTGAGAAGAAGTACCCATACCAGTATCATTTAGTATGGCTTCAGCATCTTCAACAATTACAATTGTTGATACTTTATGTTGTGCACATCGTCGTAAATGTGAAACTAATGCACCTAAATCACTTGCTATAACAATAGATTTATCATCTTTATATTCTCTGGCAAATTTAATGCACATAGATGTTTTACCAGTCCCTGGAGGACCTACTAACATTATCTTGCGCGTGCCAGGCATATTATAACGAGTAAATATATGATTATTGTTAAAGAAATATTCCATATCAACTTTCATTGTATCAATAGCCTCATGAATTACAGGAGTTTGTACTGGCTTCTTTTGTTCTACATATAGTAGTCCATTAGGAGTCATTTGTCCAACAAAGAATCCTGGTTTAGGTTTTTGATAACGGTTTGTTTGTCTATTAACATATTTTAACCATTTCCAAAATACTTCTTTTTCAGTAGCTATGAAAGTTTCTAATCTTTTATTGCTACCTGCTCCAGTCATAATGCATGCACGATATATGATACTTCCATCGTTAAATTTAAGCTTCCACATTCCAGTTGAATCATTATAATTTAATGATTTGTCTCTAGAATATTTTTTAGGTGCACATAACCCAAAAATCATAGGTGCCATCTTAGTACCAGAACAAGGTTCCATGTCTTGCAAGTGAAATCTTTTTGTCTGATACCTTTTACTATGATTGACCAGCCTCTTTAAAAATGCATAGCCATACATACTATCAGCTTCAACAAATACAGGCCCAGAATCTTTTACATCTGCCTTATATCTGTTAATAAGCTCCATAGCTATGACTTCATCTTTACGCATGTAACATACTTCCAATCTTTTTAAGTATTTTAAATTTGATCGGATGGTTGATTTGATAATCTAATGCCCATTTACGAATAGTCATATGACTAAGTCTAAAATATTCAGCTGTCTTCTGTGCATTATATGGTTGATGTGATGTCAGATAATGCTTTACAACTTTGTTTTTAAATTTAGTTGGATATCCTTGATTACCTAGTATGTATGGTTTAGCTTTATGTTTTTTCATCTGTTTCTCCTTTTTTATTGACAAGTTCAATTCTGAACATTCCTCTTATTTTACCATATTCTTTTTCATCAGTATGTGCTACAATTGCTTGTGCCCAGCCTGATATAAAAGCCTCAGCTTCCATCTCTGTGTCTTGTAAGCCAATCATATGATCTATTATTTTATTTTCATCGTCTTTAATAGACATTAATACTCTATAATACATATTATTCCTTAATTCCTCTTTTTGTTATTTAGAACAGGGAGTACAAGTTGCACTCCCTATTCATTCACTCACTCATTTGTCAAGGATCAACAAATTATTCCCATTTATTATAAACATGATAACGTAACTGTAATTGTTCATACCTTCTTTGAATAATATTAATCATTTTTAATGATACTGGAGTATTATATTGAGTACAATTACCTGGTTTAATACGTCTTAATTTCTTTAGTAGATCTCTATAAGTTACTAATATGAAATATCTGTCTTGCCTTAAGGTGATATCTTTAGTCATTATTTTCCTTTTCTTTTACTATAAGTTCAAATATGTAATATTTAACTTTAGCTACCATTTCTTCACGAGTTGAGGGTGCTAAATGCACCCTCTCATCGTGACTCACATGATCAATGTAATCAGTAATATGTGTCATGGTGTGAAACAACTATTAACAGAGTTATCTGGATCACCAAGACCATCATTATCAGTGTCAGCAAACCAAGTATATGCACCTGGACCATCACAAACACCACATTCATCATGTATGTTACTTCTACAGTTATCATCTTTATCATCTGAATTTAATACCCAATTAGATGAATAAGTGGTTGTAGCAAGCTCTGCATATTCTAATGCATACTGTTCATCATGCCATTCAAAGAATGAACCTTCACCATATAAATATATGGCTGATTCAAATGCATGCTCAAACGGATAAACATCAGGCATTATATGATTTACGTCAAAGTATTCATAGTATGCGTTAGCTTCTTCGCATTCTTCTAAGTATGATATTAGATCAGCTAATCTTATTTCAGCATTAAATAAAGCTTCTTCATTATCTTTTCTTATATCATGCATAAAATATGCAAACGATACTCCTAATATTATAAAAGCAGTTGCTATTATTATTTCTAGTCTTTTCATTATGTTGTCCTTTTTTTTTGTTATAGTAAATTAAGTCTATGGATTATATAAATCCAGAAGATTGATATGGCTGTACTCATGATGATTATCATAAGCATGACACCAATGAAGGAAACTGGAGCCCTTTCAGACTCCGAGAATCCCCAGTTGTAACATTTATACCAATTCATAACATCTACCCTCCAATACTTTAGTCCTGTACTGTTCTTTGTAAAACTTAACAAGAGTAGTTTCAGGCATGTAGATAAAATAAGAAGTTTCACATGCTTTCATTATGTTATACATGTTAGTGAAATCTACTGCCTTCTCATCTTTTAATCGTTGACCTGCTTCATCTATGAAGATGATAGTATCAGACCAGCCAAAGTTGTTTAATGTTACGTCTATGTATCTTACTAAATCATAAGTATTCATTGTCATTTGTTGTTTCCTTTATGTTGAGTTTATTTATTATTACCTATAAGAGTGAGGTATGAGTTAGATATAATAGAGGTGCAGTAATAAGACCACACCCCCTTACATGCTTTATGCCTTAAAGACAAAAAGCCACTTTAAATAGCGGCTTCATCTACAGGTTCAAGGTCTTCAACCTTAGAAATAACTTTAATCTTCTCACCAGACCACCAGTAAGAACGATTACGACCCATCATCTCATAAAGTATAGTAGCCCCTGCTTGTTTACGTGCTCCTGTAAACGTTACGTCTGCTGGCCAATCAACTACTTCACCATTAGCTGTTGTATATTGAATAAAGATTGAAATTTCTACGCCTTTAACTAATTTCATTGTAACTCCTTTTATTTTTAACTAAATGTGAAATCCGAATAATCTCACTCAAGGGGATAGGGGGCCAGTTTTACCCCCACACCAAAATGCTACAATTTTTGAAACTTTGGTTTCTAACTTTTTTTGTATTATATTATGCATTAGAAAGGGGGGCCTTTTTTGGAGTTTGGCAAAAATCATATTATGTGGATTAATTTTATTGTAGGTTTATTTACTGTTTTATGGGCGAGTAATTTATTTGCTCATATCGTAGGTTGTTTAAATATATTGGTAGCTGTATTAATTTACTTTAAAAAGCTTGATCATTTTTTGGATTAGCATTCCGGATTTTTTTTGCATATTTTTGAAAGTAGTCATTTTCTGATAAGTGTCTGGTTTTGTTAGTAGTTACAAGGATAAAAAAAAGACTTGCATGTTAAATATATTAGTAGTAAACTAGTGGAGGTTAATATTAACTAGAATTAAGGAGTTTGATTATGAGCAAAAAAATATATAACTTAACTATAGCTTACGACTCTAAGACTGATGAAATAGAGTATATTGAAGAAGGTATAGAGGACGGACAGGAGTTTTATATGATAGGTGGTATACTTTTGAATGAATACTTTGATAAAGAAACTCTTGAACTGCTCTCTGAGGATTACATCTTAGGGGAGTCATAAATTTCCCAATACAAGTGCCGCTGGCACTTTGGAAAATTTGCTAGACTTATTAACTGTTAAATGGTAATGGAAAGTGAGATTAAAATGATAGATGTATATGAAGTTGAGGTAATGCTAACGGATATGAATAAGCTGATGGATGAGTTGAATTATAGACTTAGTACATTAGAGGATAGTGTAGCAGAGCTGAGTGCTTATAAAACGGAAGGGGAGACAAATGCCTAGTTTAGATGGTTATTCTTTGAATGAAGAGATAAAGAAGTTAAGAGCTGATGTTACAATGCAGATGCTTGAGATGCGGGAAGCATTTAGAGAAGTCTATGCAGCTCTAAAGAGAATAGAGCCTGTAAAAAAGGTTAAGAAAAAGAAGGAGGTTAAAGTTGAAGAAAAAAGCTCCAGCTAAGGGACTTGGTGATAGTATAAAAAATGCATTAGATCTTTTAAGTAGAGGTAAAGCTAAACCATGTGGTGGTTGTAAAAAACGCCAAGAGAAGTTAAATGAGATGTTTCCTTACAGACGTACTGACGGTTGTAAGGGTTGTAAGAAGTGAGATTTTATAAAGTTAAGGGTGTAGAACATAAAGTCTATGATCCTGACGATACCCTGCCGGATGGGCTGATTGTTCGGTCGAACTGGCAAGAAGGCAATATCGACGATTGGGTTAAGGCTGATGATGGCTGTGTGATTCAGGTCCTTCGTAGAGGCACAATGCAAAAGTCTAAGGGTAAGAGTCGCACAGTTCATTATGTTGGTACGTGTACTGGAACATTCTATGTACGCAAAGGTAAAATGATGGATACCAGTAAAAGAAGGAACATTTATTCTTTTGGTGGAGAGAAGTTTGTAGAAGAAGCAGTGAGAACAAGAGAGAAGCTAACAGGAAGAGAATCAATATTTGTGCAGTATTTAGTAGGAGGCTTAGGGCCTATAGCGGCATATATGAAAGCATTTCCTACTAATAATCCTCATTATGCTAACGAGAAGGCTGCAGTATTAACAAAAACAAAAAGGGTAATAACGGCAATGAAAGAAGAATTAAAGCCAGTTTTGGCAGAACTCGACTTGGATGAGCGGTATGTACTAGAGAATATCAAGGAGGTAATCCAATCTACAGTGAAGGACGATACGAAGTTAAAAGCTCTGTTCAAACTGGCTGACATTATGGACCTTGAAGATAAGAGTAGAACTCAAATTACTCAGCTTGGAGCTGCAGTATTTCAAGGGTTTAGTGATGATATGATAGATGTAGTAGAAAGACCAAAGGAGATTAGCAATGGCCCAATTACAGAAGAATAGGTGGGAATCCAAACCTCAAGCAGAACAAAGGATCCAAAAGGAGCAATTAGAAGATCAGTTAATTAATCAGTTTATTGCTGATTTAGAACCTAAAGATTGGGGTACTGGTAACCATGCAGAATATAATTATATGTCATCACAGGAACAGCGCAGACATGATTTAAAATCATTCAAATTTTTTGCAGAGAAACATGAAAATGCAAAGGTTAATAATCAAGTGTATGATGGTATTGAATTTGAAAATTTTCTAAAAGTTGATAGACCTGAAATAAATTTTGAAAAAGAGTTGAGAACTCCTGACGCTGGTGAGATTAGCACAGCATGGGTAAATGTTTATGGAAGTAATAGTAATTTAATGAAAGCAAGTGCTTTGAAAGGGCAAATGATTTCAATAGCTGCTGCAGACAGACAGGAGAAATTCAAACAGCAATCAATTTAATTCATGGCTAATATAAATCTACATAATGTTTCTAAGATGGAAGAACAACTGATGATGGCCAAGAATGATCTGGTAGCATTTGGAAAGTTATTCCTTCCTGATGATTTTATGAGGAGTGAAACTCCCTTTTTTCATTATGAGGTAGTAGATGCATTAAATGATAAGAATATAAGGCAACTAGCTGTTGTATTACCTAGGGGGCATGGTAAGACTGTATTAACTAAATGTAGTATCGTGCATGATTTTGTATTCACACAAGACCCACTGTTCTATGGTTGGGTGGCTGCATCAAGTAAGATTTCAGTACCAAATTTAGACTATGTAAAATATCACTTGGAATATAATGAAAGAATTTCGTATTATTTCGGTGATCTTAAAGGGAGAAAATGGACAGAAGATGATATCGAACTTAAAAATGGATCTAAACTTATTAGTAAATCGAATCTTTCAGGGATTCGCGGTGGGGCTAAACTGCATAAAAGATATGATCTTATTATTTTGGATGACTTTGAGGATGAAAACAATACAGTTACTTCAGAATCCAGAGCAAAAATTGCTAACTTGGTTACAGCGGTTGTATTCCCAGCGTTGGAGCCGTTGGATGGTAGACTCCGTATTAATGGTACTCCTGTTCATTTTGATGCATTTATTACTAGAATATTGGATGGATATAATAAGGCCCTAGCGCATGGAGATGATTATTCTTGGAAAGTAATAACTTACAAAGCAATACTTCCAGACGGGAGCCCTCTATGGCCTTCATGGTTTGGCCACAAAGAGATGAAAAGAAAGAAAAAGTTTTATGCGGATTCAGGACAGCCGCAAAAGTTCTATCAAGAGTATATGATGGAAGTTCAGAATGAAGCTGATTCCATATTTACTAGGAACCATATTCGGACTTGGGAAGGCAGCTTCGTACATGATGAAGACACTGGCATCTCGTTTATTCATACTAAAGAAGGGGATGTTAAACCAGTTAACGTATTTGCGGGGGTGGACCCTGCTACTGACTCCACTCGTAGGGATAGTGATTTTTCTGTATTACTTTTTGTGGCTATTGACGCTGATAATAATATTTACGTGTTGGATTATTTACGTAAGCGTTCGCTTCCTGTGTTGGGTATTCCAGGGGATCATAAAAAGGGTATTGTAGATTATGTCTTTGATTACAATAAAACATTTAAACCTAATCTATTTACTATTGAAGATACAACAATGTCAAAACCAGTATTTCAGGCAATTAATGCAGAGATGAGAAGAAGAAATGATTTTACTATTAAATATAACGCTGAAAAGCCTGGTAATAGAATGTCTAAAAGAGATAGGATACAAGAGATCTTAGCTCAAAGATTTTCAGTAGGAGCTGTGCATATTAAGAAAGAACAGTATGACTTACAGCATGAGATATTAACATTTGGTCCTAGAATGGGACATGATGATACAATAGATGCATTAGCTTATGCATGTAAATACGCTCACCCTCCTAAGAGTCTTTCTAAAAGCAAAAAAGGGGAATGGAAAAAACATAGACCTAAAGCAAGGAATTGGATGGTAGCATAATGAATGTAAAGCAAATAAAAGATAGAGGTACACTAATTGCAGTAGGGATGGAAAGTAGCTTTGGAACACACCCGGGAACTACTAATCAAGCTTTAGCTTATATTACTAAGATTGTAAAGCAAGTAGCTTCTGGCAATTTATCTTTATCAGCATTGAAAACATTACCTACATATTTAGGACCATTGCAAGTTAGTCAAGATATGTTAAAAACAAATAATATGACATTAGAAGATGCTTTTGATCTAAAAAAGGCAACAGATTTATACAAAAAGCAAGTAAAGAAGAATACTAAGAACAATGGAACATGGAAAAAGTATGATATTGATAAACGAGCAGCTAGCATAGGTATTGATAGAGATATGTTAGAGTATTTAACATGGCAGCAAGGAAGGGCAGGAACGATTGATATTATTACAGCAGCTACCGTACATGATAAAAGTTTTACGGGGAGTCCAAAAGGAAATATTAGTAAAACTACAAAAAATAATATTTTAAATAATTTATCAGCAAATAAGCAATCAATCCAAAATGCTCCTAATGATACAGATATGGCTACGGGGTATATCACGCAATTGCAAAATAAATGGGATCAAAGAGCCAAAGAGAGTTATAATTATTTACCAAATAATGAGAATGCAATATTTGACTCTCAATGGAACATGCATAATTATCAGAGATAGAGGATTATAATGGCAAAAACAGATAAAACAGCAAATAGAATTAGGCAGATATTTAACCAAGTTAATCTTAAAACGAGAACACAGTGGGAGTATATCAATCAAAAAGGTCATGATTTTTCTAATGACAATCAATTAACTGAAGATGAAAGAGTGTCTTTAGAAGAACAGGGTATGCCTACTTTCACCATTAATCGTATTATGCCTGTAGTGGAAATGCTTAATTTCTATGCTACAGCTAATACTCCAAGATGGCAGGCTATAGCAGCTGAAGGTTCAGACTCAGATGTGGCTGCAGTGTTCGCAGATTTGGCAGACTATATTTGGTATAATTCGGATGGCGGTACATTATATGCTAACGCTATTAATGATTCTATTACCAAATCAATAGGATATATGATGGTAGATGTTAATCCTGATAGTGACCAGGGAATGGGAGATGTAGTATTAAAGCAGCCAGAACCATTTGACATTTTCATTGATCCTAAATCAAGAGATATGTTATTTAGAGATGCTGCCTTCATAATGATTAGAAAAGTATTACCTGCTTCTCATATCATGCAATTGTTCCCTGATCATAAAAGAAAAATTAAAAATGTTTCTTCATCAGAGAATATTGATTATGTTTATACTGAAAAATCATATGGAGCTGACCAGAAAGATTTTCACTATAAAGATATTGATGAGAGCGAAAGTATTGATCCTAAGAGTGGTGAATATGATAAATTATTAGAGTATTTTGAATTATATGAGAAAGAAAAATTAGAATTTGTAAATGTTTTTTACAAAGTACCACCTAGTCAGGAAGTATTAAAACAGATCCAACAACAAGTAAGGGTTAAATTGAAAGAGTTGCAGGAAGAATTGTCTGTTGGTTTAATGGAAAAACAAAAGCAGATGGAAGCAGCTGTACAGGGCGGCAAAATGCTTCCTGAAAGATTTGAACTTGAAATGAGAAAAGCTCAGGATCAAGTTAAAATGCAATTAGAACAAGCTAAACAGAAATATATGAGTCAGTTGCAGGCAGAAGCTTCTAAAATTGAAAATAAAGTTATTACTAAAAAAGAATTTACCATCTTGATGCAAGATAAAATGTTTGCCTCTATGGTAGTAGATAAAGTTAATTTCTTTAAAGATCAAATTAAGCATTCGGTGGTAATAGGAGATAAAACTTTAAGTTCAAAATATTTACCTTCAAGAATTACAGAGTATCCTATTGTACCATTTCATTTTAAATGGACAGGGACTCCATATCCAATATCAGCTGTGTCTCCGCTTATTGGAAAACAACGAGAATTAAACAAAGCACATCAATTGATGGTACATAATGCATCATTAGGTTCTTCACTAAGATGGATGCATGAGGAGGGAAGTATTGATACTGATTATTGGGAACAATACTCTAGTAGCCCTGGAGCATTACTACCTATAAGACCTGGAGCTACTCCTCCAACCCCTGTAATGCCAGCACCTTTATCTAATGCATTCTTTGGTATCGTACAAGAAGGTAAGGGAGATATGGAATATCTAGCTGGAATTTATGGAGCCATGCAAGGAGATACTTCAGCTCAGCATGAAACTTATCGTGGTATGCTTGCGATGGATGAATATGGCACAAGACGTGTAAAGCATTGGCTTAAAAATATGATTGAACCTGCATTAAAACAACTTGGTATTGTTGTGCAGCAATTTAGTCAACATGTTTATACAGCACATAAAGTATTTAGAATAGTGCAGCCTTCAGCATTACAAGAGGACAGGCAGATTGAAATTAATGTTCCAATGTATAATGATTTAGGTGAAGCTGTTGGTAAATTTAAAGATTATGGTTCATCTAAGTTTGATATTAGAGTTGTAGCGGGATCTACATTGCCTGTTAATAGATGGGCATACTTAGATGAATTGAAACAATTAATGCAATTAGGCGTAATAGACGATATTGCTCTGCTTGCAGAAACAGATATTAGGAATAAAGAACAAATTGCTAAACGTAAAAGTCTTTATTCTCAATTACAAGGTAAAGTTGCTAGTATGGAAGAAGCTCTTAAGAAAGAGAAAGGTACTAATGAAACTCTTGAGCGTCAAATCATTCAAGCAGGTATTAAAAACAAGGTTATGCAAGCATCTACTGAGATTAGCAAGAAGAAGCATGAAACTCAATCGCAACAACAGAATGAACTCAATCTTACTAAAGCTCAACAAAAGCTTTTACGTGAAACAAGAAAGAATGAAGTTGAGCGTGCGAACAAGCTTTTAGGTCTAGCAGTAAATGATGAAATAAAAAACTTGCGTAACAAAGGTAAAGAGTAGTATATTATTAAAATGAAAACAGGAGATAAAATAAATGACAAATGAACCAAGTGGTGGCAACCCGGATAACTCTGGCTCCTCTGCAGATTTTTTTGGCAAGTTAGAAGCTCAAGTTAATGGAGCTATTTTAGATGAACAGTATGAGGAAGAGACAACCTTTCAAAGTAGTGGCCCTGAAAAGGTAACCCACATAGACCAAGAAAGCTCTCAAAACGACTCTCAATCTGTTGATTGGGAAAAACGGTACAAAGATTCCAGTAGGGAAGCTACTCGAATACGAGGTGAGTTACAACAACTTAAACCTTTCGTACCACTTCTCGATGTAATGCGTAAAGACCAGGGTCTTGTACAGCATGTACGTGGTTATTTGGAAAAAGGTGGTGCCCCAGCACAGAGTATCAAAGAACAGTTAGGATTAGATAAGGATTTTATTTATGACCCAGATGAGGCTATGAATGATCCCGAATCAGATTCTGCTAAGGTTCAAGCTGCTCATGTTGATGGGCTAGTGCAAAGAAAAATGCAGACTGAGATGAGCCAAAGAGATGAAGCTGTTAAAAAACAGCAAGCTATCCAGAGTAAGGCAAAGGAAGCAATGGAATTTGCACAAAAGCACAATATGACTCCAGAACAGTTTAAAGAGTTCTTTAATACTGCTCGGACTCGTGGTGTATCACTAGAGGATATGTATTATTTAGTTAATAAAGGTCAAGCTAACGCTAATATAGCCCGCTCGACTAAAGACGATATGCTATCACAAATGAAGAACGTACGCTCAATGCCAACAAGCGCTGGCGGTGTTAACAGTCCAAGAGCAGAACAATCGCAAGATGATCAAATTTTTGATAAACTTACAGATTCTGCTGTTGACTTTGACGAGTTGTTTGGATAAGTATGGTACTTATCCTGAGTAGTTAATTAAGTAATGAAAGGAGATTTCTCATGGCAGATATCTTTAATCTAGGGGCTCCCTCCAATGCAATAAGTGATGATGGCTTAGGTGCTACTGGTGGTCCGCGTGGCGGACAAGATCTCGATACTGGCGTCTTAAGACGTAAGTTTAATTTCGGTGATCGTGTATCAGAATTATCAATTGCACAGGATCCCTTTTTTCGATTCGTAAGTAAGGTAAGTAAGCAGGCTACTGATGACCCTGCATTTAAGTTCACAGAAAAACGTGGTTCATATCATAAACGTTATGCATATATTATTGGTTTTGTTGCTGATGGTAGTGATGAGTTTACGGATGCATCATTAAGTCGGTCTGATTCAGCAGCAGCAGTTACAGCCGTAGGGCAAAATGTTGAATTATATATGGCAACTGATTATGAATCTTCTGGTAATATTCAAAATGTATTTGGTCAATCAAATGCTAAAATTGATGTAGGTGCTTCTGGTACAGAACCTGCATTTTTCTTACCAGGTCAATTAGTAAAAATACCTGTTAGTTCTACTGCAGGTGGTGGTGGTAATGGTGGTTATCATGTTATGAAAGTTAGTTCTGTAGTGTCCGGCTTAACATCAGATGGTAAAGAAAGCGTAAAGTTAGTAGGTTCCATTGTTAAGTTTGAATCAGGCGCTAATGAATTATCATCATTTTTTGATAATGATTTTGATCCAGCTGGTGATGGTAGTGATGAAGATGTGCATGATCAATCTGTTCATGGTGTCCTTGAAGCATCAAGATCTTATGTTGTTGGTTCAGCTTTTGCTGAAGGTTCTGGTTATCCTGAAACATGGAAAGATCAGCCTTATGGTACAGGTTATGGGCAAACTCAGATCTGGAAAACTTCTATGGCAATGACTAACTCTATGAGAGCTACACAGCTTAAGTATGAGCAGAATGAATGGTCACGTATTTGGCGTGAAAAACTGATTGAACATAAATGGGATATTGAACAATCTTTATTGTTTGGTTCTCAATATACTGATGGTGATGGCATTCAATACACTCAAGGCGCAGTTGATTTTGCAATGAACTTTGGAAATAAATTTGACTTAGACATTGATGATAAAACAGCTGATGATTTCCTTGATGATATGTCTAATTATTTAGATCCACGATATAATACTGGAAGTGGTAGTGTATTCTTCTGTAGTACAGAAGTATATAACTGGCTACATAAGCTTGGTGGTTATTTCAAAAATAATCTTGAACTATCTGAGAATTATCGTGCTGATATGGCAATCACAGGCAAAAAGAAGGTGTTTGGTGTAGATATTACAACTATCTCAACTCCTTATGGTGATATGAATGTGGCTAGAAATATCCACTTAGATGGTACAAATATTAAAATCTTAGGACTAAATATGAACTACTGTAAATATCGACCACTAGCAGGTAACGGACTTAACCGTGACACATCAGTGTACGTTGGAGTTCAAACATTAGAAAACAGCGGTATTGACCGCAGAGTAGATCTCATTCTTACCGAAGCCGGTATGCAGTGGGAAATGCCTGAATGTCATGCTGTCTGGACAGCGTAAGGAGGTTTGACTATGGCAAATCCAATGTATGGACAAAATAAAGCTGATAACGCTATTGAATCTGGTAGATTAGGACCAATATTTGATATTGGCGCAGATGTGACTATAACAAGTGCTGTATATCCTTCTGGAAGCATATTGAGGTTTACTCCTCCTG